ATGGATATGCTGTATGTAATACTTGTTGCGGCGATAATTATCTTCTGGCTAGTCGCGATCGATAGACCCATCTTGGTGGTCAGCTTCAAAGATGGTCATCTTGTTCGTAGCAAGGGACATTTTCCGCCAACATTCAAACATAACCTTATCGATATCGCTCAACATGAACCTTTTTCAGGGGAAATTAAGGTGTATCAACAAAGGACTGGAGCCAAGCTGGCGTTTTCGAAGCAAGTCCCGAAAAAGATCCAGCAAAGAATCCGCAACGTATTCCCACACCAAGGCTTTACACGCCAAAGCTCGACATTAAAGAAAGGTCGCTAAGCGTATTAATCATCCTTGCTCGACATCGTCATTGCAAGAAAAAGCAGGTTAAGCTCCAAACAGCACAAGTTCAAACTCGCCAAGAAGATATTTCGGTTACATTTTCCTCATTGCTTAATCTTGGTGAGGTGAATTTGATGAAGTTTTTGAGGCGAGTAATGTTGAGCATTTTCCTCACAATTTTTATTCAATCGACGCTTGCGGACGATGCGGATTTGAATCGAGTGGCAAAGAAAATCAAGACTCAAATTGAAAAGTCGATCAAAAAGAGCAAAAAACCACTTGAAGGTTACTGTGATGTTTTTGTTGATTTAGATTACACACATCCGAAAAACGCTGTCGTAAAGAAAGTTTCCACATTAGGTGACAACGAGCTTTGCTTCATCGCAAAGAAAACCATAAAAGTGGGCAATAAATATGCTTATGATTGGCCAGAGAGGTACATAAGAGTTCAAGTGGTTTCGAAATGAAATCCGTTACAAAAATCATCCATAAATCAAAACACCTCAGTGCATATTATGTGCCGTTATGGTAAAAGTTGCAGTTATTTCAATTGCTTATAAAACTCCCGATTTTGGGAGTTTTAACAGTGAATCGAAAAGAAATGACAAAAAACTTTGTTTTTCGTGAATTTGAATGCGGATTAAGCATCGAAGAAGCCGCAAAACTTTGTTTTAAAACTGTGAGCGAGGTCAAGCGGTGGGATGAGGGGGAGAAGATACCACCAATCTGTAAAAGGCTAATGAGATGGCACAGTAGGAAAGAACTCTATTACGGTGATGAGTGGTGGGGCTTTCGTATGGAGGGTGGGAGATTAATCCTACCAACAGGTGACAGGGTAGCGCCTCAACAAATCTTATTTGCAATAGCAATCTTGCAGATTGAAGCACCAGAACATGATCTAGTTCGATCTAAACTTCTAAAATACGCCAGAGCAATGGTGAGAATTAAGGGGCTATAAGCCCCTTTTCAATGCCGCATTAAAGTGTGAGCAACACTACTACGATACTAAAACACTGAATGCTTTTTAGTCTATGTCAGGTTTCATTGCTGCAGGACCACTAGCCGACGAGCTAGACTGCGAGGTTGAGGTTGGTTGTGTTGTTTCACTTGGTGCGAGTTCGGCAGCAGTCGCAAGACTTTTCTTTATTTGCTGTGCCCCTTGCAAACTTTCTAACGCGATACCTCTGACTTCAGTTTGTATTACGTTCTGTTTCTCGTTTTCACTCATATTTTTCTCCTTGTTTATGAGTCCTACCGACGTTGATAAGCCTAATATAATCGTCAATACTATCCCAGTGTAAAAGCACCTTATTGCTAGTTTATCCAATTTTTGCAGTTGATACTGTTTAACGCTTGTATCTTTGTCTTGCGTCAAATCAATCATGAAGTCGGCATTCCTACCAAACATTGTAACAACAGCATAAATAGAACCAAGGAAGGAAATACTGGATAGAACAAATATGATTAAGTCATGTAGATTTACTACTTCCGCTAATTTCAAGAGTGTGAGAGAAAAGCCAATTCCAGCGACCGATAAGGTCAGTATGCTCTTATCTTTCTCCATACTTGTAGTGTAGTAAGAAGCATAAGACTGACTCTTAAACTCAACAGCGTATAACCTTCTGAGGTCACGATCAGATATTGAGTTGGGGACATCAGTGTTTTTATTATTTTTTTTATCGTCTTCCTGATGTTGATTCGTTATTTTACAAAAAATATTCACTTTCTTCCTTTTCCTCATAAATCTCGGGCATATAATGTATGAGCACGCTACTGCCAACTAACCGCATCACACTAAAAGCTACGCGTTGCGAATCCCTCTTAAACGCCTTCCTTGTTATAAGGCAACTAAATTTCTTTGTATATTTTCTCTCTTTCTACTTCAGACAAAGACATTGGCACTATTCTCAGTAATCCTCTTAATATTGATGGTTCGAAGAATTCTTTCAATAGCTCGAAATTACGTTGAATACGATTCCTATCGTCATCTTCGCCTCCTATATCGACAAGTATTAAGTTTAGATGTGCATTTGCATTCTTAATTTTATTGTATAAGAAAATTTTGTTTAGCATTAAATACACTCGTTCACGAATCATTATCGTAGAGGCTCGAGCAATTTTAATTTCTATGAATATCTCGCTTTCACCAGTGTTTATGTAACCATCATAAATTGGCTGGGTATTAGTTATTGCATCTATACCACTAAATTGAGTAACCAGTTTAGCTTCTCTGATAAGATCCAAATTAGTTAGATTTCGAGTTTTCAGAAAATTATTAAATACGACTTCCTCAAGCTTTCGATGGTCTATTATTCGGCGAATAGGTCTAACACGTTCAGGAATTTCTTCAATTTCTTCTGTTCGTTTTTCCGTAATTTCATCTGGTGTTGCTTTCTCAACTCCGATAGCTTTGGCTATATCAGCTGGTGAAACACCGATAATATTTGTACTAGTCTGGTGCTGATTTATAGATGTAACAACATTTACTAGTTCTTTTCTTAACTCGGTGTTCTCATTTTTTAACCTTACAATAGATCCATTTTTTTTAGCTACTTCCTTCGATAAACTAAAAATTTTTCCTACGCTAAATTGATCAAAAGTTTCACTGAGAACTATTACAACTAGCAAAATCACCAATGTGATCATACCAGCTGAAATTGCTCCCTTAGAATCTGGGGATAATAAGCTGTAAGATATAATCCAAACAATGAAGGCCGCTAAGCCGACAATTAGACATCTTACAAAATAGTTGACTTTTTTATCGTTCATAAATTACCTATTTTAGCCTTATAACAGTTATTATCAGGCCGTAAGCAGTCATAATCACAGATGTTGATACTATGGCAACTAATAACCATAACAATTACATAGGCGCTTTGTTGCTCATCGCGTTTTATACAGAAGAGTGTTGAATGCCGCAAGTCTGTCGTTTAACGTTTGCGATGAACGATAGATTCAAGATGAAAGACACCTTTGCTTGCAATGAATGGCCGCCGACTTAGGCGGCTTTTTCTTGGCTGCAAGAAAGGAAAGTCGCTTTATGGTTGAAAAGACACGCTGAAGCCTTGGAGTGTGGTGGAATCTACCCCCGTGATACAGCGCGGGGGTCGGCGCTTTGCGCTGCTCCGCGTCGTAGTCCACTCCTTGTGCGCGCGCTAAGCGCACGACACCAAAAAGACAAAACCCAAAGAATGAGGCTTGCTCGACTCTCGCCGCGCCTAGTTGTGGCCAGTTCCGCGAGAAAATGCTGCTACCCACTGCGTTTGCTGAAACCTCTTTTATGGCTTGGCAGGGCGAAGGGTGTTTTTTCTGGTGCAAGAGTATTGATGATCACTTGACTGACTGGTGCGCTTTAGCAATCAAGCGAACCGCCGCGAACGCTTGGAGTGTTTCGGCTATGCAGTAGCATACGTTCAGAGTGTGTTGGAGCTAACGTTATGGCCTAGTCCCTGCGGGGCTGCCACTCCCTGCGCGAAACTTGCCCAACGCTCGCGCGTTGCCCCGTCCTACGGATTGCCTGCGGCAATTTCTTGCAAAAAAAGACCGCATAAGCGGCCTAGTTATCTACAGATTCTGTGGATATGTTGTTCATTCGCTTTCGCATGCGCGTGAAGAACGACACCAGAAAGCAGGTCAATAGGTCATAGAGCAATAGCGCCAGAAAGACCGCGAGCACGTTTGAAAAAAAGGCCGCTTCCATAAATGTGGCGAACTGGTCGACAGTAATAACGATTTGTTCCATATGATCACCTAAAAGAGCGCGCCTAACTTTACTTGCGGCGGCTGACTCGCGTCAGGCACCGCCTCGCGCAGTATCGGCTTGCAGGTTACGTTGATAGTGATGTTTTGTTTCGTGAGCTTGAGTAGACAGTCATCGTAATGCACGTAAGCAATGTCGTTTGCCCTCAAGAATGTATCGTCTAGGTAATAGGTTCCCTCCGGTGTTTTGGCCTCCAGTGTGACAAAGAACTGAAAGCCCTTAGTTTGGGATTGTCGTGTGGAGTGTCCGGTGTAATAGAGGGTCTGCAAGTCATAAAGACCAAGCATTTGCTTTATGGTATCAATCCGATGAGATGGAGCAGGGGAAACAGAGCCAGCTTGATGGCCGTCCCCACCAGTAGATAAAGCAGGAGCATTTTGCCCACCCGTTTGAGGAACGCTATCGGGCGACTGAGAAACGGAAGTGTTAGACGTTTGCGCGGACGTGTCCGCCACCGTCTTAGAAGAACCAAAAACCAGACCGGAAAACGCATAGATAAAATACCCAATTGAAAGTATACCAAGCAGCAAAGACCCCACGATGGTGGGATTCTTTAGCAGCATATTGATTGCACCTGATTGATTCGCTTGACCTGTTGACGTGGACTTGTAGAGCAAGTGAGCATCGAGAGGGATTTTTTGAGGAAAGACGTTGGGATCTTTTCCTTTTGGGATAACCAATGTGGCAACGTTTTTCGGGTGACGGTAAATCAGGGGCTTTCTTCGAGCAAAAAAGTAGGCGTCACGGCCTTTATGGAAATAGCATTCTTCCGCGCAAGCACGGATAGCCGAATCAATTTGCCCCCAATCAGGCGAAAGCAAGTGAATATCCCAGTTGTAATGGCGGTGACGCATGAACCCCTCATTAAAAGATAAGGGATAAATGATTCGACCTGTTTCGTCATATTCGGCTATCCCCCTGTCGTCCATCTCACAAGCTTGCAGCTTGGACATATCCGCAGGGAGATAGCGAGCATTAAAAAAGCTCTCATAGTCAGGCGGCAACATAGGGAGAAAATCGGACAACGGACGATAGAACACCTTCTCCATACGAAAGCCGATATTCTTAGAGAAAATATCTTGGCACTCATCAATCACGATGAGCGCACCAATCGGGCACCAACAAAAGAAATGCTGCCAAAGCTCGATACCATTCTTGTCTCGGCTGAAGATACGGATTAGGCGAGTAGTGGAGGGGAACGTAATATCAAAACGCTTTTCGATAACATCGAGCGTTTCAAACCCCTGCATATTGGTGACAACAACGCGACCTGCTTTCAATGCTTCTAAAATGACAAAGTAGGCCACATAAGCAGACTTGTACGACCCGTTGGCTCCCGTCCGAATAAAAATAGCCATGGTTAGAACCTCGTAATTTTCCAAACAAACGCAGTAGCAAGACAGTTGAAGTAAATCCCAATAGCTTGAGGGATTTTGAAAATGAAAGCGTAATAACGGATTTCATCCGGTAGGGCATTAAAGAAACTGGCTAACATATCGTTAAAGCCAATGTCATTGAGAAGGTACTCCGCCGTTTTATAGGCAAGCTCAAGCGAGTAAATCAGCCAAAGAAACTTAAGTTTGACATACCAAGCATTGCCCCAAACAACGAGCTGACCGAAGTAATCAGGGATAGACTTGAAAAACTCAGTGACCGCGTCACCTGCATTGGCAATAGCGCCAAGCAAATCTAATAAAAATTGCATTACTCACGCTACCCCATGATGGTCTTGATACCTGCAAAAGCAGCCAAAAATAAGATGACGGATGAAATCAAGGCGGCGTTGTCAACCAAAGCAGGGAAGACCCCAGACGTGAATTTAGTCGTGGCACCGTTAGCGAATTTAAACGTTAAAGAATGGTCTTTGTATTGGCCGCTTTCTAGTTTGGTAATGTCGAAGGAAAAGAGCTTTTTAAACTCCTTTGTCTTTTCTGAGTATTGTTTCTGTAAATCGGTAATTTCAGTATTGAGCTTGGTAATAGCATCCTCACCATAGAGAGGAAGCTCCCCGAAATCGACACCAGAGCCAATGCCTGGCTTAGACAATCCGTTACCACTGAGTAAACCATTTAAGTTATCAATCCCCGATTTGACCGAATCAATACCCGTGTTAAGAGAGTTAATACCAGACTCAATACCGGATAAATCAACATCACCACCGCCGCCACCAATGCCAGAAAGTGCCTTTTCTAACGAGTCCATGCGATAAGCAAAAAAGTTAGTAAATGAGTTGTGATTGTCATCGAGAGTACGCTTTACAGAGTCTAGGCGACTGACCGTGTTATCTAGATGAGCTAAAGCGCTGTAAGAGTTTCCAATAAAGTGATTACTAATCGCGTTAGAAATATTTTTAAGATAGGTTTCTGCATTGTCGCTCCCAGTACCAGAAGAGAGCTTAATTATCATCTGTTGTAATTTATCATTAGCTTTGTAAAGTTCTAGAGTCTGCCTTACAGACTCGTTTCTAGTATCGGTAATATGTTGCTGAGAAGACTTAACCGCATCGGTATTTTGTCTAAATAAATTATAAAGACCCTGAAGTTTGTTTTCCGATAGAATCTTTAGTGATTCAACTTCTCTTCTGACAAATTCATTCTGGTTGTTTAAAGATTTGACAGTATGTTCAAAAGCCTTGGATAAATCAGTACCTTGAATGACTGAATAAGGGAGCATAGGAACAGTGACCAATCCATTTCCGTTAGTGCCCCCACCTGTACCACCTGAGCCTGTACAGTTACCGTTAGCATCACATGAACCGTTAGTATTGTCAGAGCCAGAGCAGCTATCACCCGTTGTTGTGAAATAGCCAGTGCAATAACCTGCTGAAGTGTTACAAGTCCAAGTGTTTTGACCTGCTGAACCCTCAACCGCTCGACAGCCATTGACACAAGCAGAGGCAATATAAGAAGTGCCAAGAGGCCACTTTAGAGAAGGAGTATCGCCAATTGGGCATGACGCCGCGTTGGCGTGGGGCAGTGAGCCAAGTAAAAAAAGGGTGATAAATACAAGTATCGCAATGAAGGTATTGGTCATTGAACGCAGCATAAAGCCCCCTAAGAGGAAACGCCCCCATTTAGGAGGCGTTCACTCCGGTGTAAAAGCCGTATGCAAAGGCCATGAAATAAGCCACGGCCACCACAACGGTTAGAGCATCGGAGACAAAAGCAACCATAACGATTACTTCAAGATGCCAAGGATACGACCAAGGCCGAAGGCGATAGCGGCAAGACCAATGACACCAATCACCACCATGGTGTAATTCGCTTGACCGGACGCAATCGCGCCCTTGAGTTGTTCGGTAATAGGATCATCCGCAAAAGCGAAAGAAGCAGGGACAGAAGTTGCTACTACAACACCGAATTTTTTAGCCATGTTACGAAATTTCATAGGAATTTCTCCAACTGATTTAAGGATTTAGGGCTATCGACGCCCCATGGTTTTTACTAATCGACCCAAAACATGACCACCAAAAAATGACAGTAGAAGATACGCCGTCAAATCAGAGTAAAGTTGTGAGTCGATGGTTAAAGAGCCAAACGAAACATTTTTAATGTCGTCTAGCTCCGAGGGAGTGAGCATCACGTAAGTGCAATCAAAGCCTTGAGGCGCAAGCATCAAATAACCGTTGTAAGCAATCACGCAATGACTCATGTTCTTGACCTACTTCTTCAATGTTTCAGCCATGTATTTCTTTAAATCCTCATCCTTGGGGATGAGCTCAACCGCGACGACTTCTAATGGGTCGTCAGGGTTACTACCAAAGCGAATGTCATATTCACGGTTAGGAACAAAAGCGCGTGTTTCAATCAAACGCTTGGCGTATGCAGGTTCAATACGCAGCGGTTGCTTGTTGAAAGGAATATCCGTGTTTAGCCCTAAACCGTATTGAGCAAACTTCTCAACATTGACGGTTTCAACAGGGCGCAGAACGTTTAGCTCTGCAATCGTGGTACCCGATTTAGGAAATGTTTTGATGACGATGCCAGTGATGTTAGCCATTACCTTAACTCCATAGTGTGTTTTTCAGTTGTGTGTATGAATCAGGAACGCCGAGCAATTCAAAGTCAGGGCGTCTATGTTTGTGAGGGATAAGCATCCCGAATGCTTCGCCTAAATCGCCTTGCGTCATGGCGATAACTTCCGCTAACGCCACGCCACATTGACGGCGAACCCATGCAATGCGAGCCATAAATTCAAGACCTTGAGCCTTTTTGTTGCGAGAGAACTTAACCGGAGGCGTACACTCGATAGAGGCCGCGAAAGGGCAGATACCCGCAAAAGAGGCGGCAGGGTTGGCTAAAAGCTCGATGTCGCACTTTTTCAGCTCAACCTCGTTTCGATACCAAATCAGGTCAGGGTCAGTAATTTTTTGCTCAAGCTTTTTGTTGTAGATACGCCAGTAAATCGCCGAGGAACGAGAGCCAACAATCGTTGCTTCTTCCATCAAAGCGCCGTTTTCTGTAATGCGTTTATGAGGAACCATTGAGGGACCTTGACCCCTTGGAGCAGTGCGAAATGCTCCCTCATAAAAACATTTCTCTGCATACTTGGCGTCGAAGTTTCCGGTGTAATCGTCCACGGCCAAGTCGAGACGAACTAAGCGAGTAATGCCAAGAACCTGAGCAAGCCACCAATGAAGCTTCTTAGAGTCGATACGGTCGAAAAGTTTGGTGCACCCCGTGCCGTTGATTTGGACAAAAACGGTATCGTTGTTTCCGCCAATTCCGACAAGGCCGCACTCAACTTGTCCGGTCATATCGAGAATGACCATAGAATCGTTGTAACCATGAAGGCCACGACCACGCATAGGTGATAAACGAAAGCCCATGATTTTGGACATGAACAAATCGAAGCGATGAAAGAGCATCTTTGACACTTTGTTTTTGTGCGCTTCCATATGGCGCTCGATTTGTTCCAAGGTAGAGCACACCGCGCCTTGTTCCTTGGTTTTAGTTTTTGGCTCGTGGTACACGGGCATTTGTAAATTGATAAAGTCTTGATCGTTGCTTTTGTCCAAGTGGCGCAAGTCCGAATAGGCGAAAGTAAAAGCCAAGTGGTCAACTTTGACAGGGCGAACCGTGTCATGGTGAGGGTGCTTACATGGCATGAAAGACCCCCTTTAACAGCAATTCGTTGTAGTTTTCGTTAGTGATTTCAACCAGTTGATATGGGTCAGAGCCATAATGAACGGCAAGGTATTGCTCAAACTCAGGCCAGTTTTTAAAGAAACGATGCCCCCAAACGAAATACACATTGATTCCGATGTTGGGTTCGTTGTCGTAGTAGATGAAATCACCCATGATAGCGACCTTACTTAGCCTGATAAGAAATCTGAGCTAGAGGCCAGTCACGTTTGATCTTGTGCAAGACAGCTTTGGCCGTTGGAAGCGGCATTTGGTGAGCACGTTTTTTGTCCGAGGTGACATGAAAAACGTGTTGGCCAGATTCATCATATGACTTGAATTGCAAGAAACGAGGAAGAACGCCGGAGGTTAGTTGGATAACCACAAAGGGATTCATGCTTTGTGCTAGGGTTTGTTTCTTTGCTGTGATTGCCATGATGACCGCCTTAACTGGTTGGGCGACCACCAAGGGGAAGAGTTAAGGTCTAGCGCCCAAGGTGGTCTGATACGATTTTTCGTAAATCTAGATACGTTAAATCGTAAATGCAAGATACGGCTTTTCGTAACTTATGGGCTAAAATCAGGAAAAAAGGAGGGTCATTTATGTATCAAAGCCAGCTATTAGATGCTTACAAAAAGGCGAAAAACTACATACAAGACAAGCAAATTGCACATGATTTGAATCTACCATCACCTAGAATCAGCGAAATGCGCAAAGGGATACGCTATATCTCTGATGATGAAGCAGTTTTTCTAGCAGAGTCAGCAGGAATTGATCCCGAAATTGCATTGTTAGGATGTCACGCAGACCGCAACGAGAACCCACGCATCAAAGCGCTGTGGGAAAGCATTGCAAAA